GCATTTACATTCGACATCATTTTCAAATTCGTGGTTTTCTATTTTAATTTGCATTTTCATATCTCCTTTTTTTATATTTACGATTTAAAATATTGCATTAAATGCTTCTGTTGTAAATTCGCCATTAATGGGATCTGAAAAATCAATGTATTCTATTTGTAACGCTGTTAAAATATTAATAAGCCAATCTTTTTTAAGCTCACCAGGGTATTTAAAATTTTTTAATTCTTCTTTTGCCTTTTCAATACCATGTTTTTGAGCAAATTTATTCCCTATTGTTCTAATTATTGATAACACGTCTGAAGTATTTAGTCTGTCATCATTAATTAAAAAATTTGCCATTTCTTCTAAGTTGTTTTTATCAAAATATGTTTTATTCATTGCCCAACCTCCAGTAAAATTGTTTGTTTCTTTGTTATCCTTATAATAATCATTATTTTGATATTTGTCAAGTCTTTTTTCAATAACAATTAAAATAATTTTTAAAAAAAGACTTTTTGTTTGACAAGAGGACTGCGCCAAGTTCAGCAATTTGAAGAATATAATTTGATAAAATAGTTGTTGACATTCCGAATTTGGTTTGATATTTACATCTGCATGTTGAGCATTAATATAATAAAATATACTAATTTTGAGATGTTCATTCTCGCGAGGGGTGGAAATCGCTCAGCATCATCTCAAAATTTAAAGCCCTTAAGCCTTAAATGTTTAAGGGCTTTTTTTATGCCTTTTAAGCAGTGCTGAATTTTTATGGATAAAAATAGCACAATGATTGCTGGCAGGGGCAACCTGTCAGGTAGCACCAAAAACAATCGACAGGGCTTGCCTATGCTAAGTTATGCCAGGAATGGCATATATAACATAGGCTAAAAGGACGGCCCCCACTTGGGTATAAGGTGGATATACAGTCTTCTAAAAAATTGCATGTACTTTGGTTGTAGCTAAAACAACCAATTGGGTTCTGGATGATACCTAAACATCCAGGCAGGGCGTTTAGCCTCACGATAGGAGGCGGCTGGTAAATCGAGATTGTTTTCCTCTAATAGAGGTTCTCCTCTGCTGTAAAACAAATGGTAACCGCTTTTTTTACATGCAAGGAAATATGTCCAGCGGTTTAAAGAAAAAAGTTTACATAATACTGGTTGATTTTTAAAAACTGCTTACAACTATTTTAAATAACAGCATAAAGACTGATAATCAATTTGGACGTTGTGCAATGTAGATAATTTTGCCGCCACGCTTTAAAAAATCTTCTATGCTTTCTTTTTTTGTTGGAGTTAACGGCTTGGATGCATAGCGTTTTAACCTACTATCGACAAATCTTTTATTGTTTTTTGCTTTATTGCTTTCTTTCTTCCAGCGCATATTACACCTCCAGTAGTTTATAATTAGTTTTATTTTTTTAATTCCATTTATTTTTCTTTTTTATATATTCGCTCTTATAATCCTCTTCCATCCTGTTTCTCATTTCCATATAATGGTCTAAATCTGAGACAATTGATTCTAATTCATCAAGGAATAAATTTATTGCTGCATCTATACCAAGCATTTTAATTTTTGCATGCTCTCTTGCTTCTTCTATTTCTATCGTTTTAAATGTCTTCATTTTGTTCTCCTTTTAATTATTTTTATTTCTATCTTTTATTTATAAAAAAAATCACATTATAGGTATTTGTCAAGACTTTTTTCAAATACAGTTAAAATAGTTTGTATTATGAAAGATAATAGATGTTTGACTTATTATGTAAAAGGATGTAAAAGATATGCATGAAATGGAAGTCGATGCATCCTCTTGCGAAAATTAAAATGCTTGATCGAATCAATGAACAGATCAAACAGTTTGAGTCGAAGCAGTTATTCTCTAAGGTCGAGCGCAACGACAAGCATTATCAATTCTTGCTCAGTACAAAAGCAAGAAAAAACATATTGTTCGGCAGTGCAGGATCCGGAAAATCTTGGAGTCTTGCGCAATATCTGATTTTTGACTTGGCGCTTAAGAACAAAGGATTAAGGTTTCTGATAATCAGGAAAACAAGACCGGCCATCAAAAAGTCATGCTGGCTACTTTTCAATGACATACTTTCACAGTATTCTATCCCATACGAAACAAACAAGACAGACCTCTCAATCGAAATTAATAACAACACGTTCTTCTTCTGTTCTATCGACGATCCCGAGAAATTAAAATCTATTGAAAGAATTAATTATATCTGGAGTGAAGAATCAACTGAGCTAAATATCAACGATTTCATGCAGTTAAATCTTAGATGCCGAGGCAAGAATTCTACCAAGGGTCAAAACCAGCTATTCTTTACATTTAATCCAATTGACGAAACCAGTTTTTTAAAGCCTCTTACTGAAAATATTAATTCAGACGTAGCGGTTCTGCACACAACATATAACGACAATAGATTTCTTGACCAGGACTATATTGATACGCTGGAAGGGCTTATCGGCCAGGATGAAGCGTACTACAAGATATATGCGCTTGGGCAATGGGCATCGCCAGAACATATAATCTATACCAACTGGGATATAGTTGACAGTCTTCCGGAGAAGATAGACTCGATAGAATACGGTCTTGATTTCGGGTACAACAACCCTACAGCCCTTATCGCAGTAGCTGAGTCAGATCAGGACTGTTACATAGATGAAGTAATCTATCAGACGAGGCTGACCAATAGTGACCTTATAGCAATGTTGGAAAATAGTGGCATAGAAAAAGTAAGTAATATAGTTGCAGATTCGGCAGAGCCTCAGCGCATAGAAGAAATCTATCAGGCAGGCTACAATATCTTTCCTGTTTCGAAAGGTAAGGACAGTGTAAGGGTAGGAATTGATACCGTAAAAAGAAAACGTTTGCATATAACTAAACAAAGCGTTAATGTTATTAAAGAATTGAGAGGCTACAAGTGGAGGCAGGATAAAAACGGGAATATCCTTGAAGAGCCTGTTAAATTCCTTGATCATGCTATGGACAGCATAAGGTATGTGTTTTTAAGGAATACTGGCCAGGTTTTTATTGCTTAAGAATTAAAAGCTATTATTTTTTTTTAAAAGAATGCTTGACAAATTGAAATTAAACAAATAAATGGAAAAATAACAATAAGCTTTGAAAATGGGAAAAATTGTCCACGTGAAGGAAGAAAAGAATCTAAAGCTTTAACTATACAAAAAATAGAGGGGAAAAAGATGATAGGCAAAGCAGAAATAACAACAGAAAGCATAGTAGATACATATCTCAAGAAAAAGCCTCATTTGGTGTGGATAATGAACAAGGATGTATTTATTGAAGTTTGGAAATTAAGAAATAGCGAAGGAAAATACTTATACTCGCCGGACTTAATTTATAACAATAAACCAGGAACTTTGCTTGGGGTTGATATTATTCTAAGTAAAGATGCAGGCTATAGGCTTGCAATACAAAAAGACGATGGCTCTATAGCAGAGCTATAGATTTTAAAATTAGTTAGACGCTATCCCAAAAGTAGAATAACTTAAATTATTATTTTTTAGTTGCTTATTGAAAAACTCAAGGGCGATTGAGGCTCCTATCCAGGAGTCTTGACCGCCCTTTTTTATGCCAAAAAGAGCCTTAATGCAAATTATATCTAAAATAAAGAAGCTGTTTACCCGCAATCTTGCATTTTCCGACTCGTTTGCTATCAAGAGCGGAATGCCTTCTTATAACAACTGGACAATAAAAAAAGCCGTAAAAGATGGTTATAAAACAAACGGCTGGGTATACAGAGCAGTGACACTTATTGCCAAGTCTGCGGCTTCTGTACCATGGGGCGTGGTAAATGAAAAAGGTGAGTTCATAGACCATTACCTATCAGATATAATCAATCATCCAAATGAAAGCATATCAAGGCAAGACATGTTCGAGCTAATAGTGTCGTGGCTTGAGTTAAGTGGAAATGCTTATCTGAAAGTTGTGCAGGCTGGTCGTCAGGCATCAGAAATATGGCCGGTATCGCCTGACCGTTTAAGGCCTGTGCTATCAAAGGATATAGCTGAATGGATACAAGGTTATGCTTTGGATATGTCAACTAAGACAGACTACAAACCGGAAGAAATTCTTCATTTTAAATATTTTGATCCAGCATCTCCTTATCTTGGGATTGGCCCGCTTCAGGCTGTCTGTAAAACAGTTGACGTGGATGTTGATCAGATCAACTGGAACAAATCAGCAATGCAGAACAGGGGTGTCCTTGATGGTGTGTTTTCGTTCAAGCGTGAATTCCGCAGCCAAGATGATGCAAATGCAATTGCTGAAAAACTTAACGAAAGATATGCGGGCACTGGCAATGCACGGAAGATAGGCGTTGTAGGCAGCGAGGCTAAGTATGTCAGGACTTCATTAACTCCTGTTCAGATGGATTTCCTTGATTCCCGCAGGTTCAATAGAGATGAAATATTCATAATCTTCGGAGTTCCACCTCAGTATGCCGGCACACAGGAGTCTTCAACATACAATAATTACCAAACTTCAGAACTTATATTCTGGTTCCAGAAAATAATACCTCTTCTTGACGATCTTCGAGATACCTTCAATTTTTTCTTCTATAAAGAACTTGGAGAGAATAAAATCTCTTACAATTTGAACAATATTCCTGCTATCCGACGTGCGCTATTAGAGCGATCCAAGACAGCTAAGACTCTATTTGATATGGGCGTTCCAGTAAGTCAGCTCAATACGATCTTCGATTTTGGGATTAAGGAGTTCCCAGGATGGGGAGACTCGCATATTCCTACCATGAGCAACCTTGCAACTGAAGATTCCAGAAAATTTCAAGAGATAGAAGAAGTGGAAACAAGAAATCTATTATTGCAAACCAGGGATGTAGAAAAAGAAATTGCTGACAGAGAAATATATTCTGTCGAAAAAAGCAAAGGAATAGCAGGTTTGCTTAATGAGCAGCAAAACATAATATTTGCAGGGATTGAAGACAATGCTAATCAAAACAAAATAGTAAATTGGATTAATCCAGAGAAATTATTAGTTAATACTTGGGTTGATTGGATAGATTACTACAACGTTATTGTTTCAGAATATTCAAGGATAGCTTCCGCTCAGATTGTAGTTGAGAAACGTGCTATTGACGAAGAACTACAAGCCCTGCTTGATGAATATCTCAAAGAAGAAGCTATTGTGCTGAAAGAAAAAAGCATGATTGCAGAAACAACCATAAAGCAGCTTATTGCACAAATTGAAGAAGGCATTGAGAACGCATGGACAATTTCTCAGCTTCAGCAGGCTATCGTTGATATAGGGGTATTCTCTCCAGAACGTGCGTTAAGGCTGTCAAGGACGATAACAGGCACTGCTGGTAGCATGGGACAGCATGTGAGTGCAAAGGCAACGGGAGCGACTCATAAGAGATGGATTAATTCTGGCTTCGAGGTAAGGGATGCGCATATTGAAAGAGCAATGGAGCCAGCAGTAAAAATAAATGACAGGTATTCGGCGAAGTTCGGAGCTTCGCTGGGGCCGATGTACCCGCTTGATTTGGTTCTTGTTCCGGCAGATCGAGTTAATTGTTTTCTGCCAGGGACGAAGATCGAAGGCGAATTTATAACAGCAATGAAATCAAATTATCATGGCAAGGTCGTTGAGATCGTAACTGGTTCTGGGAATATACTCAGGGTGACCGGAAAGCACCCTATATTTACCGAGCAAGGTTTTGTCACTGCTGATTCTATTAAAATTGGTGACATTTTATTTGCCAAATATTTGAATGAAGATAGTGACTCAGTCGCAATTGAAAGGGTGTTTGAGTCTTTTGCTACGATTGGTGGTTTCCACTTAAGAAAGGCAAATAAAGAAAGTTTCCATGGAGATGGGCAATTTATTGATGGGAATATTGAAGTCAATAAGATTAAAAATCCATTATTAATTGGCGACAGAGATGTCAATGCTTTTATTGAAAAAATATTATTTAATAAAATCGCTGGCAGCCTTGTAAATAGCCTATTTGCAGATATTCTGCGTGATAATGTTGTTGCTGTTAGCCATTCTGACTATTCAGGATTCGTTTATGATGTAGAGGAAATACACGGATGGCTGCTTGCTAACAATTTGGTAGTTTCTAATTGCAGATGCAGCCAGATTTTCTCAATAGAATAAGTAAGGAGGATATTGTGCCAGTGCAATCAGTAAAAAAAGCAGAAGACCATGCAAGATCGTTAATAGAAAAAGATAAAATCAACACTGAATCAGCTTGGACATTCAGTGCAGATGATGGAAACGCTTTACTCGGCCCTGATAATGATGACTGGGAACGATATGCTTTGTTCCATCTTGGAAAAGATACAGATCAAAAGCCGGAAACAAAGGCTTATTATAAATATCCTTATGGTAAAGGAAGCAGTGTTTATATGTCTGCGCTCAGGGCGATACGTGGACGATCAGCACAGCAGGAACATACATCTGTTTTTAATGTTGCTGGAAGGCTGCTTGCTCTTGCTAAACAAAAAACGGAGAATAGAACAATGATAATAGTAAACTATAAAGAGGTAGAGTTTAGAAACTTTGTTCCGAAGCTTGAAATCAGAGAAGACGGCGATGAGTATATGTTTGAGGGTTACGCTGTTACTTGGGATTCTGTCGATAGCTATGATTCAACATTTAAGATAGGCGCGTTTAAAAAAACAATCTCAGAGCGTGGCGACCGTATTAAGATTCTCTGGAATCACAACACAGATGAGCCTATTGGAAAAATCATTGAAATTAGAGAAGACAAAAAAGGTTTGTTTGTTCGTGGCAAGTTAACCAAGGGAGTAGCCAAGGCCGAAGACGTTTATAAGAACCTACAGGCTGGTGTTATTGATACTTTGTCTTTTGGCTTCACGCCTTTGCAGAGTAAAAAAGTTGACGGCATCCGTCAAATAACAGAAGTAAAACTGTATGAGGTATCGCCAGTAACTTTTGAGGCCAATGACACAGCTCAAATCACGGATGTCAGAGAACAAGAAAAAAGATCAGAAGGCTTTAATGAGACACTTAAAGAGCGGAGAGTCAGACATGAGGGTGGTAAAATCTGTGATGCTCTATGGGAAACACTTTGGGATATTTGGTATACAGACGAACAGGAAACTTTGATTCCAAGGCTGGATATAGTGTTGTCTACATTTCATGCGACGTATTTGCAATGGGCAAAGGAATATATAGCTATGTTCTGGGAGACGCGCAAGTTGGCTATGTCAAAGAATGAATTATCAACAGCATATATCAATGACATTGAAGATACGATTGAAACAATGTCGTCAAGAACATCTTTTACAGTTAATGAATTAAAATCACTTTCCAGAGGAAGTATTCTTCCGAAAGAAAGTCGGCATAAATTGGTCGAACTGCCTGAATCAGTCAGGTCGGCTCACCAAAAAGAACGAAGCAAAGTCGTTGAAACACTTTGTAATGAGCTGAGAATGAGTGGATTCAGTAATGCAGAGAAAGAACGCTTTTGTGCGTTACTAAATCTAAGGGAAGAACCAAAAGAAGTAAGCCCAGTTGCTATCTTGGCACAAATTAGAAATGGGCTGAAAACTTAAACATTAATGGAGACTAAAAATGTCGGATAAAATAGAATTAAAGGAATTTAATGAGCAGCTTAATCGTACATTTGAGGAATTTAAAACTCGTAATGACAAGGCGATTGAAGAGGCTGCAAAGCGGAATGGAGAAGCAACTGCTGAAACAAGAGTAGTCGTTGACAAGATCAATGACGATTTGACTAAAATTCGCAAATCTATGAAAGATATTGAAACTAGGCTGAATCGGCCAAAGTTCAGTCCTGAAGGCAAAGGAGAAGAAGACGCTGAAAAGGAATTGCGAGCAGTAGCCTTTAAAAAATGGATAAGATATGGATTTGATGGTGAAAGAGTAACATGGACACCGGAAGAGAGACGCTCCCTTTCATCTGCGGCTGATGGTACGGGCGGATTCCTTGTTCCGATTGAGTTTGAATCTGGGATTATAATGAATGCTTATAATATGACAGAGCTGAGACCCATATGTCAGGTTGGCACAACTGGAAGAGATACCGTCCAGCTTGGTTCATTGTCAAAGCCTGTTGTTGCTTGGGGACGTTCAGATATAACTATTTCACCCCAGACTTTAACCGCTGGAGGAGAAAGAATTATTATCTATCCGCTTAGAGCTATTGCCTTAGTCCATAATGATACACTTGATGATGCCGAAGCTGATATGGATGTAGAAATAAACATGGCTTTTGCAAGAGCTGTAGCCGAGGCAGAGGATGATGCTTTTGCAGCAGGCGCAGGTGATGACTCTCCTCATGGTATCGCTGCTGATACCAGAGTCCAAGCACTTTATGTCGCTTCAGGGATTGCAGACGACCTTTCAGATGCGGCACATAACGGAGTAGATGCTCTTACAGATGTTATGTACACACCGAAGAAAACCTACCGTAGGAATGGTACATGGGCATTCAATTCAACAACTGAGGCAGCTATCAGAAAACTGAAAGACGGTGAGGGTCGTTATCGTTGGCAGCCTCCTATCCAGGAAGGTCGCCCTGCTCTATTACTTGGCAGGCCGATTGTTAATCCTGAAGGTATGCCTGACATTGGTGCTGGTACATATCCAATCGTTTTCGGTGACTTTATGGCTGGATACAAAATCCGTGATAGAAAAGGGCTTACTATACAGAGACTGGTTGAGCGTTATGCAGAATATGAGCAAACCGGATTTAAAATCGTGTCCAGAACCGGCGGGCAGGTAACCTTGGCTGAGGCGTTCGCTCCATTGAAAATAGCAGCAGCATAATTAACAGCTAAGAACTGAAAGGAGTGAACTATTATGGGTGATTATTATAAACCTTATGTAAGGACACAAGGCTTATCAATAGCTGGTGGTTCGGCAACTGGATTTGCTCTCGCAGTTGCGGCAGGTGAAACAGTTACTACAGGCATTAGCATGGCCTGCACCGGAACTGGAACAATTACAACTGCTATTTCATTGTCATATACCGCCAGTGCAACTGAATGTATTGCTGCAACCATTGCAACCGGAAAAACTATAACACGAGGTATGTCTTTTAGTGGAGCTGGAACTTATACAACTGGCATATTACTTGATGCAACTGCTATTACTACTGGTATTTCAATCACCGCTGGGAGCATGACTGATGCTATTAAAATATCAGGTACAACTCCAGTAGATGGGATTGAAATAAGCTCGGCGTGTTCCGCAGTAGGTTTGAATATTTCTGGTGCATGTGCATCTGGAATTAGTATTGCAGCTTGTACTGCTACTAACATTGCTATTTCTGGAACCAATGTACTTGGGATTGCCTTAACAGGAACGTATTCAACAGCAGGTATCCAGATTGGTACTTCTGGGTCACCTGTTTCTATGGCGGCTGCCGCGGATATGGGAATTGCAGTTTACACTACGAGTCCATCAGTTGATGCAGGTGTAAGTGTTCAGCCGATATACTCAAAATGTGTAATGGCTGGTATAGGCGGAGTCGGTGGTAGAGCATGTTTCCACATGACCACAAACGTTGCGCTTGGCGGGTGGTCAAATGCTCTTAAAGGAATTGTTGAATATGGAACTGCTGGCAGAACTACTGGACTTGGTTCAGCAATATGCGCAGAGATGACAATGTCGGCATGTACAGTATCCGGAACATATGCTCCTTTGGAAATCGAACTTAATATGGGGGCTTCTGGTGTAACTGGAACAGGTACATCACTTATGTTTATGAGTGTAAATGATGCGG